TTAGCCAGCACGCAAAATAAAGGTATAACCTGCGAGCATGACGCCACCAATTCCGCCTAACGCCATAAACAGGAACAGGGCGATGACCCCAATTTTAGCTATGCGCATAATGCACTCCTTATGTTAACGAAAGGATTGTACAGTAAAGCGCATTTGTTAACGAATCATTAAATACCGAGTGGGAAAATATCATGGCCTTGTTCTTGCCAACTGGTGAGTTGCTGCTGTTGGGCGGAGGTTCGATTTTCACCGCACCACACCAGCAATGTACGGCCTTCGAATAGTTCAGGGCGTAGTTGATTGAGCGAGTGGGCGAGCGAGGACATCAATGCGCCATCCTTGTTGACTGGCAATCCAGCCCTCCAGCCACAGACGGGTGGTATCCTGAATATTCCAGCCAACCACCAGCGCATCTTTACCCTGTTTTTTACGTGCCGAAGCCAGACAAATGGCGATGTAGTTGATCAGTACGCCGTCGAGGATCGCCAGCAGCGCCTGGAGAGTCGGTTGTTGGCACTGAAGCCGTCGGCGCAGAGGAATAAACAGATGTGTGGTGAGTGTCTGGGCGGGGTAATCCTGACCGCGCTCTTTGATCCACGTTCGCAGGCTATGTAGATTGCCGCTGAACCGCCCCGGGTTTCCTGGAGAGTGTTTTATCTGTGAACTCAGGCTGCCAGATCATCGTTTCCGATGGAAGCATAATAAGCTTTTTCTGCTTCTGCCGGAGGGATGTGGCCCAGCCTTTCCAGCAATCGTCGATTGTTATACCAGTCCACCCACGTTAGTGTGGCCAGTTCCACTTCTGCACGGTTTTTCCAGCTCTTACGGTGTATTACCTCCGCTTTGTAAAGACCATTGATGCTCTCCGCCATCGCGTTGTCATACGAGTCGCCTGTACTTCCTGTTGATGCCAGTAATCCGGCTTCCTTAAGCCGCTGTGTGTAGGCCAGCGATACATACTGAGAACCTTTATCACTGTGATGGACCGTGCCGGACGGTCGACGGGCCCATAACGCCTGCTCCAGTGCATCCAGCACGAATGTCGTTTCCATGGACGATGAGACCCGCCACCCCACGATGTATCCGGCAAACACATCAATGATGAACGCCACATAGACGAAGCCCCGCCATGTGCTGACGTAAGTAAAATCAGCCACCCACAGCTGGTCAGGTCGTTCTGCCACGAACTGACGGTTTACGCGGTCGCCTGCGGCAACGGCTTTCCGGCTGATGGTCGTACGGACCTTTTTACCCCGGAGAACACCGGCAAGTCCCATAACCGCCATGAGACGTGCCACAGTGCATCTGGCCACTCTGATACCTTCCCGTAACAACTGACGCCAGACTTTACGCACACCGTATACCTTGTGATTTTCATCGTATACGCGCTGTATCTCTTTCTTCAGCCAGTCATCGCGCTGCGCACGGGCACTGCGTTTATCCGGATGATGTCGCTGTTGCTGACAGTGGTAATACGTTGACGGGGCAATATGCAGTTCGCTGCATAGCGGTCCGACCCCGTACTGCTCACGCAGCTTATCCAGCAGTGGCATCATTTTTTCCAGAGGCGGTCGAACTCCGCCTTCGCAAAATAAGCGGAAGCCTGGCGAAGGATATCGTTACTGCGGCGCAGTTCACGATTTTCACGCTCCAGCTCTTTCAGACGCTGACGTTCAGCGGTGGTGAGCCCTCCATCACCGCCCCCGGTATCCCGCTCATGCTGGCGACCCCAGACACGCAGAGTCTCCGGCGTACAGCCAATCTTTGGAGCAATGGAACAAATTGTCGCCCATTGTGAGTCATATTCGCCCTGACTTTCCAGAACCATACGGACTGCCCGTTGACGGACTTCGGGGGAAAAACGAGTATTTTTAGTCATCCTGTTTACCTCTTTCTCAGGAAGTTTAGTCTCCAGGATTCCCGGGGCGGTTCACGCTTTGCAGGTAAGTCAGTAATGTTTCTTGCTGATCGCGCCAGACGTTCTGCACATCAACATTTTCATTACTGAGCAGTATTTTAACTTTGCTGACCTGCACGCCGTTGTCGATCCAGCATTTGATCTCGCGGATCCGGTCAATATCGGCATCGTTGAACAGCCGATGACCGCCGTCTGTCCGTTGCGGTTTCAGCAATCCGTAACGCCTCTGCCACGCGCGTAACGTGACAGGGATTAAAGGTAAACCAATTGATTTTGCAAGTTTTTATTTTACCCCGCTTTCTTATGGGGCATGCATGGGACACTTTCAGATAGTCTTCTGTTAAGAAGTTCTATCTGTTCGTGATTGTTGTCTTTCATCCATGCTCCGTAAACATTGAATACCATTTGTGCGTTTGTGTGGCCCATCTGGCTTGCGATAAAACTAGGATTAGCTCCTGCGGCAAGTGACCAGCATGCATAGGTATGCCTGGATTGATACGATTTTCTGTGTCTCAGACCTGCGCGTTTTAAGATACTTGTCCATGACTCCCTGATGGAGTCAACCTTATAGTGCGGTCCGGAAAACTGCCGCTGTTTTATTACCTGAGGACTAAAAACAAAAGTGCATTTATGCACAGTACTTCTCCCATATTCCCTCTGCTTTACCTCTACAGAATGCTGTTTTCCAAGCATGGTCATTTCCGCTTGGCTTTTAAGAGCATCAATAGCTGGTTGAACTAGATGAATCGTTCTTCCGGTACCAGCATCAGTTTTTGGTGGAGTGAATTCGCCTAGTTTTGTATAATTCCGGCGGATGGTTATAGTCCTCGCTTTAAGGTCTATATCTTCCCAGGCCAGTGATACCAGCTCCCCGTGACGAATACCCGTGTATACAGCGATAATCCACAGGTTTTTTGTTTGTTGATGACGGCAAGCCTCAATAAAACGAATAAATTCGTCACGGGTGAGGGGATCTGGTTCTATCTTGGACTTTTTTAATGGTGTCAGACCGTTAAATGGATTTCCTGATGTATAACCATTATCTGTTGCAAATTGAAACTGAGGTAGCCTGAGTTTAACGGACACTCCTTCCTGAAATAGAATGGCATCAGAAGGAGCTAATAATGAGCAGAAAAACCCAACGTTACTCTAAAGAGTTCAAAGCCGAAGCTGTCAGAACGGTTCTTGAAAATCAACTTTCGATCAGTGAAGGCGCTTCCCGATTATCTCTTCCTGAAGGCACTTTAGGACAATGGGTTACCGCCGCCAGAAAAGGGCTCGGTACTCCTGGTTCCCGCACGGTGGCTGAACTGGAATCTGAAATTCTGCAACTGCGTAAGGCGTTAAATGAAGCTCGCCTTGAGCGAGATATATTAAAAAAAGCAACAGCGTATTTTGCACAGGAGTCGCTGAAAAATACGCGTTAATCGAACAATGGCGACAACAATTTCCCATTGAAGCGATGTGTCAGGTATTTGGTGTATCCAGGAGCGGTTATTACAACTGGGTACAGCATGAACCCTCAGACAGAAAACAAAGTGATGAGCGGCTAAAACTGGAGATTAAGGTGGCACATATCCGCACTCGCGAAACATATGGAACCCGGCGGCTCCAGACGGAGCTGGCAGAGAATGGCATCATCGTTGGTCGTGACCGACTGGCACGTCTTCGTAAGGAGCTGAGGCTACGCTGTAAGCAGAAACGCAAGTTCAGAGCGACTACGAACCCGAACCACAATCTGCCAGTTGCGCCAAATCTGCTGAACCAGACGTTCGCTCCTACAGCACCAAATCAGGTCTGGGTGGCGGACCTGACGTATGTTGCCACACAGGAGGGATGGTTGTACCTCGCTGGCATCAAAGATGTTTATACGTGTGAAATTGTCGGCTACGCCATGGGAGAGCGCATGACAAAAGAGCTGACAGGTAAAGCCCTGTTTATGGCGCTCAGGAGCCAGCGCCCACCTGCCGGGCTAATCCACCACTCTGATCGAGGTTCACAGTACTGCGCATACGATTACCGGGTCATACAGGAGCAGTTTGGTCTGAAAACATCAATGTCGCGTAAAGGTAACTGTTACGACAACGCTCCGATGGAAAGCTTCTGGGGAACGCTGAAAAATGAGAGCCTGAGCCACTATCGTTTTAATAACCGGGATGAAGCCATCTCAGTAATACGGGAATACATTGAGATTTTCTACAATCGTCAGCGTCGTCACTCTCGTCTGGGGAATATCTCCCCGGCAGCCTTCAGGGAAAAATATCATCAGATGGCTGCTTAAAAAAAGAACAAATGGTAGTGTCCGCTATTGCCAGTACACCTCAGCCAGGGATGCCGGCACATCTGCCAGTGAGGCGGCAACCAATGCGACTGATGCTGCAGGCTCAGCACGCGCAGCCAGCACGTCAGCCGGTTCGGCAGCGTCATCGGCATCATCTGCGTCTGCTTCAAAAGATGAGGCGACTAAACAGGCGTCAGCAGCGAAGGGCAGTGCCACGACGGCATCCTCTAAGGCGACAGAGTCTGCAGGCAGTGCGACGGCGGCAGCGCAGAGCAAAAGCGCGGCAGAATCCGCGGCAATGCGCGCTGAGACAGCAGCAAAACGGGCAGAGGATATTGCTGATGTCGTATCTCTGGAAGATGCGAGCACGACGAAAAAGGGGATAGTGCAGCTCAGCAGTGCGACCAACAGTGCATCCGAGTCACTGGCCGCGACAGCGAAAGCGGTTAAGGTGGTAATGGATGAAACAAACAAGAAAGCGCCCCTGAACAGTCCGGCTCTGACCGGAACGCCAACCACACCCACTGCGCCAAAGGGGACTAATAATACTCAGATCGCCAGTACGGCTTATGTTATGGCCGCGATTGCTGCCCTCGTGGACTCGTCGCCTGATGCACTGAACACGCTGAATGAACTGGCGGCGGCGCTGGGCAACGACCCGAATTTTGCGACCACCATGACTAACGCGCTTGCGGGTAAGCAACCGAAAGATGCCACTCTGACGGCGCTGGCGGGGCTTGCTACTGCGGCAGACAGGTTTCCGTATTTTACGGGGAATGATGTCGCCAGCCTGGCAACCCTGACAAAAGTCGGGCGGGATATTCTTGCGAAATCGACCGTTGCCGCCGTTATCGAATACCTCGGTTTACAGGAAACGGTAAACAAGGCTGATAACGCTGTCCAAAAGACAGGCGATACCTTGTCCGGTGGACTTACTTTTGAAAACGACTCAATCCTTGCCTGGATTCGGAATACTGACTGGGCGAAGATTGGATTTAAAAATGATTCGGATGCAGACACCGATTCCTACATGTGGTTTGAAACAGGTGACAACGGCAATGAGTATTTCAAATGGAGACACCGCCTCGCTGGCGGCCAGCTCAAAGAGCTGATGAATCTTAAATGGGATTCACTAAATATTCTGGTTAATGCCGTCATTAATGGTTGCCTTGGCATTGGTACGACGAATGCGTTAGGTGGAAATTCAATTGCTTTCGGGGATAACGATACCGGCCTGAAACAGAACGGCGATGGTCTGCTGGATGTTTATGCGAATGGACAGCATGTATTTCGTTTTCAGAATGGCGTGGCTATTGCTTTTAAGAATATTCAGGCCGGAACTGCCAGAAAATTCACGTTATCCAGCGCCAACAACTCCACGAAAAATGCAGCGTTTTATTTGTGGGGTAATCCATCCAGGCCTGTTGTTGCAGAGCTTGGCGATGATTCAGGCTGGCATTTTTTCAGCCAGAGAAACCCGGATAACAGCATAGTGTTCACTGTTAACGGACAGGTAATTCCGTTAAATTACGGAAACTTCGATGCCCGCTATAAATATCGAACAGAGGGGGTACAGGATGTACGGTATGGCCATGAAATGTATTACAGCCCCGGCAGTAACACCGTTTCGTGGAGATTTTGCGCACCTTCGGGACACGGGCTGTCAGGGATGGCGATATCGGATACCGGCCGTAACTCAGCGGATAACGTTGACGGTGTGTATTACCGACCACTGCAAAAACTGATTAATGGCACCTGGTATAACGTAGCGAGTATTTAACAATGTTGCATTTAAAAAATATTACTGCGGGTAATCCGAAAACAGCAGAACAATATCAGATGACAAAACGATATTCGGTCACCTGGCTTTTTTCAGAAGACGGAAAAAACTGGTATGAAGAGCTGAAGAATTTCGCCAGCGACACAATAAAAATAGCTTACACCGGAGATGGTCGCGTGGTGTGGGTCGGTAAGGATGTGACAGGCATCGAGCCACGCAATGCCAGCGTTATCGAAGTTCCGGATATTACCGCTAACCGACGGATTACCGCGCCGGGTTACTGGTTTTACCGCAATGATGAATTTGTCTTTGACTACAGACTCAAAGCGGAAGATGAGCGTGATGCCCTTCTGGCTCAGGTCAGTGCCCGGACAGGGGAATGGGAAGAAGACCTGCTGCTGGGGTTAATCAGCGACGAAGATAAAGAAAAGCTGAAAGCCTGTCGTATTTACGCGAAATCGCTGCAGGCGATGGATTTCAGCACCATCACTGATAAATCCTCATACAACGCCATTGAATGGCCTGCCTCTCCGGAAGGTTCTTCCTGATTTAATTTATCGCGAGAAAAACAATGTCTGTAGTGATATCAGGTGCGCTGACTGATGGCGCAGGTATCCCCATGTCCGGATACCATATTATTCTGAAATCCCGGGTAAACACCCCGGAAGTGGTGATGAACACTGTTGCTGATGTGATGACAGGAAACGATGGTGAATACTGTTTCCATGCGCGGACTGGAAAATATGGTGTGTATCTGAAACAGGACTGGCGCAACGAGTACAACGTTGGCGACATTGCTGTATATGAGGACTCAAAGCCCGGCACGCTGAATGACTTTCTGATTGCTCCTGATGAGGGCGACCTGAAACCGGATGTCGTCAAACGCTTTGAGGAAATGGTGGCGCAGGCGCAGCAGAGCGCCGGGGCCGCAGCCGGAAACGCACAGCAGACGGCGCAGGATGTGGCGGCAGCCGCAACGGCCCGTGATGATGCACAACGTTTTGCGGAGAAAGCCCGACAGGATGCAACCGTCACAGCTGAGGACAGAAAGGCCACTGCGGAAGATGTGACAAGCACAGGAGCAAATGCAGCCGCAGCCGGACAGAGCGCACAGGATGCCGCAGGTTATGCCCGCGCAGCAGAACAGGCCAAAAATGACATTGATGCTGCGCTGACCGGCACCCTGAAAACGGCTAACCATCTGTCTGAAATCGCAGCAGCAGGCGAAAAGGCACAACAGAAGTCCCGGGATAATCTGGGGCTGAAAAGTGCGGCCACGATGGAAGCACAGAGCGACATTTACGACCGGACAAAAGGCCGTCTGGCGATACCCGGCGCATTCGGCTTTGGGTGTGCTTTTCTGCCTGAAGATGTTATCCGTTTTGACACTAAGAGTGATTTCCTGGCCTGGGTAAGGAATGCGCTGCCAGGTGAATATTCCGTTGCTGGCCCCTACGGCATCATCATACCCGACACACGGTTTGAAGGGGGGCTCAGCATCCGGTGGACTGATGCACGCCCTGAGACAACAGAACCGCGGTACAGAGCCAAATCCCTTACTTTTTACGGCATTAACGGCCCCATTTATCATACCCGCTACTGCTACTGGCCCATATCCAGACTGACTGGCTGGGTGAAAATAAATATAACCACAGAAGATATTATTTACAGAATCGTGGCGAGCTCTGTCCGCAACAGATGGGGAGACCCTGACATTGGCGGGCTGATTATTGCTGCGTACCAGGGAGAAGCTGACGGTGATAAAGTCATCAGACTTGTCAGGGGCAGTCATACAGAGGCTCACGACTGGGACCGGTGGGGATTTCAGTGCCCAGTACTCCCACCGGAACGTATATAGCATCCCCACAATTTTTCATTACGGGATGTTCAGAGCATTCATTACCGGGGTCATATTGCGCCCTGTCCGGGGTGCCGGATGCACATGTCTCTGGCGCAATGCCCGGGCTTTTTATTCGCACATCGTGAGGAATGCACCGTGGAAATTAAAAAAATCATTAATCCCCGTTATACCGAAAGTGGCGCAGTAGACTGTGACGTTTTTTTTGACGACAGGGACCAGGCAGTCCCCTACACAGCCACCGCTGATGATGTCGCACCGACGGGTCAGCAAATCTGGCAGGAACTGCAAAGTGGCAAATGGGGTGAGATAGCACCATTCACTGTGACACCAGAAATGCTGGAAGCGGCCAGAGAGGCCAGACGTCAGGAAATTGAAGCATGGCGCACAGAACAGGAGGCGAAGCCGTTCACGTTTGCATGGAACGGTCGCACGTGGAACGCTGACTCCTCGTCAGTGGCCCGCCTGTCCCCGGTGGTCATGCTGGCAAAATCTGTCGCGGCACAAACACATATGGTGTGGAGTGATGCGGATAATCAGCAGGTGAAACTGTCGATGCCGGAACTGGAAGAACTGGCGGCAGCAATGGTGCAGGCGCAGGTCGATCGCAACGATGAGATTTATCGCCGTCAGCGTGAAATGAAAGAGGAGCTGAGCAGTCTGGATGATTTGGCTTCAATTCGGGCGTTTGACGTTGAGTAATGAATAAGCCGCAACTGGCGGAATCACAGAAGACCGCTTTGCTTACCGAAGCGGAGTCTGTCATCCGGCAGCCGGGGCGTGCTGTCAGGCTGAACAGGGAAACGGATGAATCAGGGGAGGCCCGGGGGCGGGCCTCCGTTTTTCCGGAGTCAGTCCGGTCTGTGGTTTATGCGATGTGATTATGAATGGTGCAGTTGTGAGCCGTTTTCAGACAATCGCAGGGCCAGTACCTCGTCAGTCAGCTGACGGTAAATCTGCTGTTCAGTCTCACGCATCACCTGTGCACCGGCTTCCCTCTCCGCATCCGCATCACCGCTCAGACCGGATGCTTTCAGCCGGTCAGCCACCCTCTGAGGGTACTCATTCTCCAGCATCTCATATTTCTGCTCTTCTGCCAGCGCCCAGCGGTCAGCTTCCGTACGCTTCAGTACAGCATGCCATGGTCCCCAGAGGGAGAACCAGTCCGTAAATTCATTCTCTTCACGGCTTCTGACCATGGCTTCGGCAGTGCGGAGGTCATTTGCTGTCACTCCCGACACGCCATAGAAACGCATTTCCTTCACGGCAGTGGAGAGCTGAAGTTTCTCTGCGAGCATGGTCTGGAAGGCCAGGTAGACTTCTATCTCATCCACAAAATGGAGAGTTCTGACTTTATCCCGGGCAATATCCTCCAGAATTTCGAGGCGGAACATTTCCCTGCCCAGGGAGAGCAGAGCGCCGGTATCATTATCGAAAAGGCCTTCTGATGCCTGATGGACCAGGAGGGTTTTCCGGAGATTGTTCCATGTGAGCGCGACACGGTCCTCACAGCTTTCAGTGGCATCAGCAGCAACAGCGAAAGACTGCTGTCGAAGCTCCGCAGAGGCACTGAGTTTTTCCAGCCATGCAGCGACCTGTTCACGGAATCCGGAGGTATTGCGTGCAGAGACGGTATCGGAAAGGCGGTCAAGGAACGCGGAAAAGGTGTTGGCGTGCTCTTCATGTTCAAAAGCATGCCATATCTGTGATACATCAGATTGTTTGTTTTCCGGGAACCATGCTGTCACGGCATCAGCCAGGGGGCGATGGAGTGTATTCTGTTGTCCGTCACTCATGGAGAAGTAAATCCGTGGGCCGTGGTAGTCCGGTTGGGCGGTTTGTTGTAACAAAGTTTGCATTATTCTGGGAGATAGTTGATTTTCTCTAAGATTGACAACGCTATCAGAACTGAGGCCAAGTATGCTTTCCGGAATTGCCGTGATCCGGTTCTGATTAAGCCAGAATATTCTTATAATATGATCATCTCTTTCTGGAAACTCTGGTATTACTTCCAAAGCATTTCTGGCTGCATCAAGTAATTCCAATGACATTGGTAACCTCGGAAGTACAGACAGGTGATTGTCACTTACATTAATATATTCTAGTGACGCAGGTAATTCAGGAAGTGCGAACAAATGGTTATCACTCACATTTATATATTCCAGCGACACTGGTAATTCAGGAAGTGCAGATAATTGATTACTGCTTGCATTCAGCTCTTTCAATGCCCTTGGTAGCTCGGGGAGCATTGATAGTTGGTTATTGCTTACATTAATTTCATCAAGATTGTCAGGCAATCGTGGTAGAGATCTGAGACCTAAACAAGATAAGTCCAACGATGTTTCACTGTTCTCCAGACATAATTGGAGCCGGGTAAAAGCAGTTTCCCTGTTTTCTCCGGAAATGCTGTTTTTAGTCCATTCAACCCATTCGGAGAGATAATTATTGTGAACATTGTCGATTGATGTAGTTCTGTAAAAAGAGACGTTTCCAGTGGATAGGGGGGGATTATTTACAGGAAGCATAATAACCTCGCAGAAGGATATCCTGATAAAATGTGATACTGGGGAATAATAAGCTGAAATAAAATGTTTCAGGATTGAAATTTATTGTTTTCATTTTAAGGAAGTGATGTTGATTTAACTGTAAAAAAACGATACTATTTTCTTAGATGGTAAATGTCTCGCCTGTGCTATATTTTGTTTTTCGGTTAGTTAAATATCGTACGTTCATATTTGAACGTTCTGCCGGAATGCATTATCAATAGAGGTAAAGTCGCAACCCCAAATCGTAAAGGAAACCGTAGCACGTCTTAAGCAAGAACGTGCTGCGGTTGGATGCTATTTTTTCCCTGAAGCGGAAAACATTACTACAGTACCTTGAACCTTGGTTTTAACATTCTCGAAATGCTCTGAGAGTATATGTGTTAAGCCTTCTTCGGAATCTTTTGTGTTTGAAAAGATGCCTTTCTGATTGTAAATGCGCATCAGTTTTTGACCGAAGCTATTGTGCACAACTCCATCGCCAAGAATTGTGGCTCCGTATAGAGTTCCATCATCAGTTAAGGCCTGCGCCGCATTGCGTATTACACAGCTTTTTGTAGATATATTTCCAGGCAGGCAGTGAAGAAGGTAAAACATGGAAATGGAATCAAATTGACCATGTAACGCCGCAGGATAAGGTTCAAAAACATCATGGCTAATTTTATGTTTAATTTTTGATTCCCCAGCCCTTGTAGATGCCGCGTTCAGGCTAGCTTCGTTCAAATCCATTAAAGATATCAGACTACTCTCAGGTACGTGAGTAAGGTAAAACCCAGTTCCAACACCAATATCCAGATGGTTGTTACCTAAATGTTCCAGAAAGTGTGGAAGAAGGTGTTCCTTTGTAGGACATCCCCATGCAAGCCGATTTGATACTCCCAAAACCCACCAGTCATAAAGCTTTAGGGTAAGTGGTGTGTAAATTTTAGCCCCATCATCTGTGTTTTTTTTCATTAATTTCACCATATTATAGTTTTATTTGTGAATTAAATCAATTATGGCGATGAATTACAAGGGGTTAAATGCTGCCGCAGCATAGCGATATTGAAATAGCTTGGTATGCTTCGATACAGCAGGAGCCGAATGGCTGGAAGACCGTCACCACACAGTTCTACATCCAGGGATTCAGTGAGCATATTGCGCCACTTCAGGATGCTGTAGATCTGGAGATCGCAACGGAGGAAGAAAACTCGTTGCTGGAAGCCTGGAAGAAGTATCGGGTGTTGCTGAACCGTGTTGATACATCAACTGCACCTGATATTGAGTGGCCGGAAGAACCAGACACAATGTAA